TACTCCCCCAACCCGCAAATCCATCAGCAGCGAATTGGCATTTGACGCAGTATCGGTAACGTTGAGCTGCCACCCCGTGAATGTCACGGCGGCGTTGTCCCAAGTCTGCGTAGCCGACAGGACGGGGGTATTGGTGGTTGCAGTGCCGCCCGTGATGCTCAACGGGCCAGAAAGCGCGGTGCCAGAAGTGGTAGAAGTAACAAGAAACCGCGTACCTGCGCCAGGAGTGAAGCTCATGATGTGTCCTTACGGCGTGATGACGACTTTGATGTTGAACTGACCCGCACTTCCAGGGTACGCCCTGAACCGCATCTTTGCTGGCAGTGCTGTAAGAAGACCCGACTCCACTTCGACGCCGACGTCCGTCAAATTGAACGTTCCGTACACAACATCGTCGTCGCCAACAATGTCCACAGTTACCGCAGGCAGTGCAGTAAGCGTACCGACGAAGTTTGCCACTGGCGTGATGAGCGACTTGAGACTGGTCTCAAGCAACTCCGGCGCTCGGTTGGAGTTCTCGATGAAATTCGCCATGACGGTCCTCGGCTGACGGCCCTCTCGGGCATCGCCCGAGCCTAGCACACTGGGGGCTAGGGGTCAACCCAAACCCACCTTTCGGCATGCTACACAGGTTCCCTTCGTCAGCCTCGGACTCAGGTGCCCGTGCGTGCAAGGCACTCCAGTGAAGTACTGCTTGGCGCCTTCTTCCTTGGCCTGCTGCCGCGTCCTGGGCAGGTGCTTGAACTCCTCAGGAATGACAACCGGCATGGGCTCCTCGTCGGCGTAGAAGAACTGCCATCCAGCGAACTTCCCCCGAACCACGGGCTTCTTGTCGCGGCAGATGCGAACCAGCATCTGGTAGGGCGTGCCAAGCTCTTCTCCGGCCAGGGCGATGCCTTTGAACTCCCGGCGGGTGCCGTCAGGCATCAGGGCGATGACGGGGCGACGCATCCTTTCCTTGGCTTCTTCAGTGTGATTGCGGCCCTCCCAGTGGCTGTAATGCCCCGCCTCAGCCGCTGCGCGAATCTTCGCCATTCCAGCTTCTGATACCTTCCGCCCGGGCTTCTTGGGCTTTCCGCGTTGGGTGTCCCCGATCTTTTGACGCACTTCGTCGCTTACGGTCTGACCATAGCGGTAGTGATCTTCGCCTGCGGCTTTTCCTGTTCTATTCGCGCTAAGTTGAGCCTTACTCTCCTCTGACAGCGTAATTCCAAGCCGTGGCGCCGTTGCCAATGTGTTTACGTTGTAGCAGTCTGCTTTGCCGACACACTCTTGCAGCCACTTATCTTCCCAGACAAGTTGATCTTCTCCTTCAGGGATGGTTTCCACAATCTCGAAGACAAACATCTCCTCGCCATACTTGTTCCACGCGGCTTGGAGGTGCGGGTTCTTGTGTTCATTTCGACGCAGGTAGTACTTGTGTTGCCACTCTCTGCGGGCAAAGCTATCGGCGCTGCCGATGTAGAACTTGTTGTTCGCCATGTTGGTGATTCGATAGATGACAGCCATGCTGGGCTCCTTGGGTTGGTATGGAGCGATTCTAAGCTACTGAACAGGGCTTGTCAACATTCCCGAGCTTTGTAACGCAAAGGGCATAAAAAAGGCCCCCGAAGGGGCCTAAGTGCTTGATTTTGCTCAGCTTGCGCCGGGGGAACCGAACGCTCCAAGCGGATCGCTGACGCCGAAAGAATACCTCTCTCGCGCCTTGTACCGGTTGTTGCCGGTGTCGAAGTCGGCGTCCATGGAGGTGGACATCGCCACGCGCACGAAGTGCTTCAGGCCGTTCGGAACGTCGGTCTTCAGGAACCACGCGTTCGGGTCGTTCAACCAGTGGTTGATCGTGTAGCCTTCCGGGATCGACCCGTTGTTCTTCAGCGCGTTGATGTCGTTGTCGTTGGTGCCGACACGGAGGTTGGTCTCCAGCAGGCGGGTGGCAACGAATTGCAGCGCCGGGGGCACGATCAGCTTGCGCGGCTTGGCGGCGATCAGCAGGCCCTTTTCGTCCGTCCAGGCGGCGATCTGGATGACCGCCGATTCCAGAGACGTTTCGTTCAGGTCCGCAGCCGTCGCAGGCCGGTTGCTGTTGGTGCCGCCAGAGACCAGCGGGTGCGCCGTCGAGAACAGGGACTGTCCATCGCCGTAGGTCACGGCGCTGTTGAACCCGTTGTTCAGGATGGCCGCAGCCTTGACCTGCTTCGTGTAGGCCATGGCGCGAGCCAGTGCCTTCGTGTAGCGGGCCGACAGGCTGTCGTACAGGTTGTCTTCCATCGCCTCTTCGGTGATGGAGAAGCCCATAGCGATGGTCTCGTGGTTGTAACGAGCGGTCCAGGCTTCCTGCGCGTTGTCGTACGCGATGGCCTGACCTTCGTTCTTCACCGGAGCAGCAGAGAAGCCAGCGAGCTTGGTCTCCTCTTCGAACGAGCGATCCGACGACTCGGTGTCGTAGATCTCCTTGTGCTCCTCAGGGTAACGCTTGTATTCCAGACCGAACAGCGCGTTCAGCCCGGGGAGCAGTTCCTTGAGAAGCTGTGCACGAGAAATTGCCATGATTCAGACTCCTCAGATTGCGACAGCGTTGTCGTAGGCGTGGTAGCCGGGGTTCCACTTCAGCAGCACCTCGGGGTAACCGTTGAAGGTCAAGGTCACCGTGCCAGACGCCGTGGCATTGGCAGACAGCGTGACAGAGGTGCCCGACACAGCCGCGACAACCGTGTTGGCTGCGATGCCCGTGCCCGTCACCAGCATGCCGGTGCGGACGTCCGGGTTGGTCGACGTCAGCGTGACCGCCGTGCTCGCGTTCGTGGTCGTGCCCGTGGCCTGGGTGACGATCTGCGTGTCGGGAACCAGTCCGACGATGCGGAACGGCGTCGTGGTCAGCAGTCGAGCGTTGCCCGAGCCGCCCATCACACCGACGTTCGAGTTGCCCGACAGGTTCGCCGCCACGCCGGTGTTGGCCGTGTTGGTGGCCATCGAGGTGACGTTGGTGCCCAGGGACAGCGCACTGACCGCACCGGCGGTGATGGTCGAGCCCGAGGTGTACGAAATCACCGCTGCCTTGAAAACCGCGTACGGATCGTCGAGCACGTAGGCAACGGCGTCCGAAGCGACCGTGCCGTTGGCCCAGTACTGGTAGCGCTGCTTGCCGTACAGCGGACCGCCTGCGGGGGTGTACTCGCAGCCGAGGAAGATACCGAGCGTGCCGCCCGTCTCCGTTGCAGCCGAGTTGTACGCCAGACCCGAGGTGATCAGGGTGCCGGTGTTGGTGAACTTCACGGGATCGCCGGAGAACAGCCCGCCGCCCGACACACCCGTGGTGTAGCCAGAAGCGATGGGAATCATCCGGGTAGACCCTGCAAAGACTCGCCCGCCAATCAGATTGGTCGGGATCAGGCCGTAAGGCCGTTCAACCGAAGGGTAAGCCATATGAGACTCCTTGAATTACGAACCGCGTCCGAAGGACACCTCGCTGCGCCGCTCCCGGAAGAGAGGCATGCGTGCGTCGCTCTCGCGCATGAAGTTGTTGTCGATCGAGCGCATGTGACTGTCGGCATCTTGCCGGTAGAAGTCGTTGCGCTGATCAACAAATTCCGATGGGGTTTTGCACAGGATCAGCCCACCAACCTCGATGGAGTCCGGGAACCGGGGATTGCCGGTGCCCAAGAGTTGAATCTCGGGGTGGTCGCTGGCCTTGACAGGCTCCCAGCCTTCGCGCAGCTTCGAGGAGATGTTCTTGGGATCATCAGTCCCAAGCGTGCTGACACGAATCCAACGGTACGAAAAGCCGGCCTCCTCACGGGGCACGGGCAGCAGTTCCGGCGGCATCCACTTCTTCGGACGCTCGGCGCGAGCACGAGTGTCGAGTTCACGGGGGGTACGTTCAGCCATTTTGGTTCCTCATGTCAAGCGCGACCTGTCGAGCGTACTGCTCGGGCGTCAAGCCAAGTCGCTTTGCGATTGCGAGAGCGGACTGCGTCAGCACGATCTTCTTGGGCGCTGTGCTGCGCGATGCGGGGGCCACGACGCTGGTCTTGCGCTGCTTCTCAGGGGAAAACGCGCCTGGAAACAACTCTCGGACCCTGCTGTCGATACGCCGGAAGTACTGCGGGTCTCCCGGGTCGACCCCCTCATCCTCGGTCAGCTCATAGTGCATCGCCATCGCGACTGCCGTCATCTGCTTGTTTTTGTTGAACCACGGATTGGCTTCAAGCCACGCACGGGTCCGATCATCAACTTGCGGCGGCGGCTGCTGCGGTTGCGCTTGCTGCGGTTGAGGTTGTACCGCATTTTGCGGCGCTTGTACAGGGGGTTTGAAGCTGTTGACGCGCTCCAGCCTCATCTTGGCCGTCGTCAGGGCTTCTTGGGCCTCGATGATGGCGTCAGTGTCGAAAGCCTCGTGGGCTTCCTTCAACTTGCGTTTGGCCTCGTCAAGCTCGGTCTGAGCGACCTTCTTGGCCTGCTCAACCATCACTTGCTGGCCCTGGCCAACGGTGCCTTGGAGGCGCTTGTTCTCCTCCAGCAAGGCCTGCGTGACCTTCAGCGCTTCTTCGCGCTCGCGCAGCGCGGCTTCCTTGGCGCGACGCTCTTCGTGATACCCCTTGGAGAAGTGCTGGATGCGCTTCTTGACGCCTTCGCTGTACTGCTCCAGCTCCTCGTCAGTGACCTCCGCCGGAGGCTCCTTCATGGGCGCACGGTTGCGGTCGGGCTCCGGGGTATCGTCGACGATCTCGATCTCCGGATCGCCCTCGATCTCAACTTGGATGTCGTCGGGCTTTTCTTCCTCCCGCTCGTGCGGGAACTTGAACGATTCAGCCATGTGAACTCCTTACAGACGGCTGATGCCGCGCGGGTCTTGCACCACTGCTTCCACCGAATCATCATTGATGATGCGGAACTCGCGTCCGTGAATCTTCAGTCGGGTGCCCGTGTTCGGACGCACCAAGACGAAGTCACCTTCCTTGCAGGACGGGCCTGATGGGAAGCGCAGGGGGTCGCGGTACGCGTCGGGGCCCATCTTCATCACGTACAGCACCGGGGAGAGAACCTCCTCGTAGTGCATCGTGGTGCCGGCCTTGAGCAACCCGCTGTCGTACTTGTTGTCGATTGCCGGCAACGCGCACAACAGATGGTATGTCTTCGGGTCCGGTAGCTGCTTCGCCCTTTCCTCAGGGCTTACGGGCAGCGTGGTTTCAGACTCGCCGTCCGACAGGACAAGCTCACTCATCATCGTTCTCCAGTTTTCGCACGAGGTCGTTGATCAACATCTCGGCAAAGGAAAGACCTCGGATTTCCCCTGCGAGTCCCTTGTAGACGGCGTAGTCTTCCGCACGTCCTTCAACCACTACATCCTCCAGCGCCTTACGGCGCTGAGCGAGTTCATTCTGTACCGCTTTCAGTGTGTTCATCGTGCCCCCGGCGTCGGCTTAGCGGGCTTCATCATGTTCTTGACGATGTCGGCCCTGATGCGCTTGTCACCTTGACGCTCTTGCGACTGCAAGCGAGCGCCTTCTTTCTGTGCATCGAGCGCGAGCCGCTCGCGCTCCAACGCCAGTTTCTGCTGCCCGATCTGGAAGTCCCGCACGCTGTCGGCCTCCTTGCGCTGAAGCTCCTGGGCCTTGAGCATCAACTCCTGCTGCTGCATCTGGAGCACCGGGTCCATGGCTTGCTGCTGGGCCTGCATCTGGGCGGCTGCGGCCTTGTTCTGCATCATCGTGCGCTGCGCGGCAGCGGCGATCAGCGGGGCCAGGGCCTTCTCATCGTTGATGCTGATGGGCGCTGTCTCGGTCTCGTCCAGCGCTGGCAGCGGGGCCCCGAAGGCAAGCTCGACCTGGGCCCGGTAGGCGAACGCCGCGTGCTCGGCGATGTGCGCCATGAGCGCCGCCATCATCTGGTTGGCTGCGGGGTTCTGCCCGATGGACGCCATGATCTTCGGGTCCTGCATGAACGACTGGTGCGTGACCATGTGTGCTTCATGGTCCTGATAGGCGAAGGCCTTGATGGGCTTGCCCATCAGCACGTTCATGTTCTCGGTGACCGGATCCTGCGGCTTCTGGTCCTCGGGCAGGGCCACGAGCTTGTCGGCGTTCTTGATGCCCAGCACCTCCAGCATCTGGCGGTGGAGCTGGGGCATGTTGTAGATCTGCGGTGCGCCTTGGGCGAGCTGCAAGACCGCTTGGTACTGGACGATGCGTTGGGCCATCGTGGCCGCGTTCGGATCGCTGACCGGGATGACCTCGACGATGTCGTAGTCGGCGCGCTTGGCGCGCGGCGGGGCGCCCTCCGGCTCGTAGACGTAGTCGTCCTGCGCGTTGTCCTTGATGATCGCCTTCAGGAGCTTGAACTCCATCTTCAGGCTGTCGTGGACCCGGGCCTGCACTGCCGACATCGTCTTCAACTGGCGCTCCAGCAGCGCCAAGGTCGTGCCCACCGGTGCCTCGGAGGACATGTCGGAGATCTTCAGGTCCGCGATCGCGGCAAGGCGTCTGCCCTCGTCCGTGATGCGCTCCAGCAGGCCTGCAAGGACTTGGCTCGGCTCCTTGTAGGGCAGGGGCATGATGTTGTCCCTGACGACGCCTGAGGGCACGTCGACGTCCCTGAACTCGCCCGGAGCGATCGGGGTGTCGTCACCCTTGATGCGCAGGCCTCTGCTCTTCAAGCCGCCGGGCAGGTTGCTCAGCGTGCCCGCGTCGACCAGTTGCCGGATGATGCTCGTGCCCGCCCGGGCGTAGCCGCCGATGATGTGGAAGAACCCCAGGCCGTAGGCACCGAAGCCCGGGATGTAGGTGTACTGGACGAAGTGCTGCAAGCGCTTCTTGGCGGGGTCGTCCTCGCGCCAGTTACGCCGCACGGCCAGGATCTCGTTGCTGCTGCGGTCGATGGTGACGATGTAGGGCAGCGCGATGCCCGTCTCGTTGCCGTCCTTGTCCTTGTCCTCGTAGCCCGGGAGGTCGTACTCGATCTGAATCTCGCACAGCGAGTACCGGTTGTCCTCGTTGAGCGCGTAGCCCTCTTCCTCGGCTTTCTTCTTCTCGATGTCGGTGAGCACCTGTTGAGGCTCGCCCAGGTCGACGTCGCGGTAGAACCCCGCGACCTGCAACTTGCGCAGGTCGTTCTTGGTCTTGCGCATGCAGTGCGTGACGCGCTCGGCCTCATACACGTTGGACGCCCCGAACGGCATGATGAGGTCTTCTGCCGGGACAAAGACGGCGTCGGGGTTGTCTTGGTCAGGCCGCGCGTAGATCTTCTTGAACGCAGCGCCGGTCAGGCCCAGGCTGAACAGCAGGCGCTCGTGCTCGGGCCGGTAAGAGACCATCTCCTCGGTCAGGCGGTAGTTCATGTCCTCGCGCACGCGCTCAGCGGCCTCCTCCTTGAGGCGGTCGATCGCACCGACGATCTTGGTCTTCACCGGCCCCCGGGCGGGGAACGTCTCAGTGATCATCTCGGACTGGAACCGGATCGCTGCCTCGCTGAGCAGGGACGAGTACACCCCGCACGCGCCCGACCAGGGCTCCGTGCGTTCCTCGTACTTCATCCCCAGCACCTCCAGCCCCTTGATGTAGGTCTCCACCCACTCCTTGCGACTGGTGATGTCCGCGTCGATCAGCTCCAACAGCTCCGCACCAAGCGCCTGGAGCGCGGCCTCGTCCATGAACTCCGCGAGGTTGGCGTCATGGGTGTCTTCGGTTTCTTCTCCAGGCTCCAGCGTGATCTCCAGGCCATCGGCACCGATCGTCACACTGTCCGGGTTCTCGATCTCAATCTCGATGTCAGGCACCATTGTCTGGAGGGCGTCGTCCATCCCCATGAGCGGCACGGGCGAAGGGGTCATCATGCGGTCGATATTCGTAGCCATCATGGCTCCTTAGTAATACGCGGTCTTTCTGAAACTGCGGAACTCCCGAGGCTCTTCCTGAGCGTCGAGAGGCAAGCCGATGAACCCGCCCATGCGCAGGCGCATGAGGGCCTGGATCACCGTGTCGACATAGTCGTCGTGGTCTCCTGCCGGGAACGCCGCGACCTCCTCGACCACCTCCCGCGCCCACCGCGTGTCGGGCACCCACACCCGACTGGAGGCAAAAATGTCCACTACCGAGTTCAACCGCGCTGTCTTGTCCGACGATGTGTGCATCTTACCTCTGGACGGAGAAAACTCCGACACCGGTATGCCCATCGAGCGCAGTTCTTGGATGAGCGGTGCGCCTGCTGCCTTTTTCTCGATCAGACAAGCGTCGGGTTGCCACTCTTTGTAGTACTCCAGCGCGCGTTTCTTCAGGTCAGGGAACGTCCACCGATTCTTGATGGCGTCCAGCAGAATAATGTGCGCATTGTTATTATCGTCCTCGTTGTACCACACGCCCCACGTTGTGCAGGCGCTGTAGTCGGCGGAGGTTTTAGTCTCGTGCGCGGTGTCCCACGACTGGATGATGTACTCGCATGTCGGCGGCTTTTCTTTCTCCCACCATTGCCAGTACTCGCGTTTGATCACAGCCGCCACGTCTGACGTGGGAGCCTGCATGTACTGCGCCTGCCAGAAGCGCGGGTCCATGTTGGCCTTCTTGGCGCGCAACTCCTCCAGAGGCCACTGCTCAGGCCAGAGCGACTTCTCGTTGTCGGTGTCTTCGTAGAGGATGGCCGGAAGCTCGACGATCTCCCACTTGTCGGCGTCGGGATTCTTGATCTGGTGGTTGATCAGCATGCCCGTGAGGTCCAACTGGCTCCAGCGCGTCATGATGACGATGATGGCCCCGCCCGGCATCAAGCGTTGCAGAGGCCCGGTCTGGAACCAGTTCCACGCCGCGTCGAAGGGCGTGCGTGTGCCTGTCTTCAGGTCTTGCTCGGAGTGCGGATCGTCAATGACGAACAGGTCGGCACCCCGGCCTGCGATGCTGCCCCCCACACCGACGGCGTAGTACTGCCCTCCTGCCGCAGTTGACCACTTTCCTGCCGCTTTTTGGTCTTCAGCGACCTTGGTTTCCGGGAAAATAGGCGCGTAGTCCTCGCCTGCGATCAGGTTTTTGATGCGGCGACCGTAGTCTTCCGACAGCGACGCGGTGTGCGTGCCCATGATGATCTTTTTGTGCGGAAATTTGCCCAAAAAGAAGGCCGGAAAGAGGTAGGAGCTGAACTCCGACTTGCCCATACGAGGGGCAATGTTGATAATTACCCTGTGTTTGGTCCCGGCAATGACTTCTTCGAAGATTTTTGCCAGTTTTCGGTGGTGTGGGCCCTCTTTGAAGCCGGGATAGACGGAGTGGGCGAAGCCCAGAACGCTGCTGCGCGCGAGATTGAGCTTGTGTCGGCGCTCTTTCTCTTCAAGTAGGTCGAAAAGCTCCATTTTCTCCTTGACGGACATCTGCGGCAACGCGGCGTTGATCGCGCGTGCTTCTTTTGGCGTCAGAAAGTCCGGGAGTTTCATGCTTGCGGTTCCTCTTGCGCGAGCAAGACCGCGTCTTGTGGCTCCACGTCCACGACGTCAACAAAGCGTGCGAGCTTTTCCTTGATCTTAG